TGCAAAGCCTACAGGGATAGGGAATAGGTTATGCAACTGCACGTTCAAATTCCTCTTTGGCTATGCCCATCTCTTTGAGTTGCTCGTCGGTGTAGATTGTAGGGATGCTGTCCTCAAACTCTCTGATCTTGTCAATGACCCAATACACTTCTTCAATGCTTGGACATGGCCGTGGGTCATCCCACCGAGTAAAGACGTTGTTACTGATTTCCCACTTTGCACCTGGACGTAAAAGGTGCATGGCTGTATCAATGCCTAGAAATTTGTAAACTTTTGTAGTCATGTTATTGATTGATTTTGATGATTACGATACCGGAGCCGCCTGCGCCGCCAGACTTATATGTTCCTGATGGGTTTTCACCACCACCGCCACCACCGCCACCGGTATTTATGGTTCCTGCTGTTCCATCAGTGCCATTTCCTCCTGCGCCTCCACCACCCGTACCTCCGCTTCCTCCGCTAGTTCCACTGTTAAGTAACGAACCGCCACCGCCACCAGCGTAAGTTACCGATGAACCTGAAATTGATGATGCGGTTCCATTGCCACCATTACCACCTGTTGTTCCCGTACCGTTTGATCCTGTACCACCGGCCCCACCACCGCCACCAGCACCATAATTAGGAGCCGTACCAACACCATTTCCTCCGGTATTTCCTTGGCTTGGGCTTGTTGATGGTGTATTACCAGCAGCACCCGTACCGCTTCCACCAAAACCACCACCACCAGACCCACCGGTTGTTGCTGCTGCGGCTGGGTTACTACCGCCACCACCACCGCCATACGCTTTGAATGTATTAGCTCCAGCCCCAGATGGGCTTTCTGCAATCGGAGAACCCGCTATAGAAGAATCACCCCCTTTACCGCCAGCTAATGCAGAACCTCCAGCAGTGCCGGGCGCTCCTACGGTAATTGTATAATCTTGATTTGGTGTAACAGATAAACCTGTGCCAGTTCTAAATCCTCCAGCGCCTCCGCCAGCGCCAACCCGACCGCCACCACCACCCCCACCAGCAACCACAAGATAGTCAACGCTGGTCACACCCGTAGGACATTTCCACGTAGTCGTGCCTTTGAATACGAAGACCGTTTGTGATGGTACGGTGTACTTTAGGATGACGATACCGGAGCCGCCTGCGCCTCCTGTTCCATAACCTATGCTTGGTGATGTTTTTGTATTTCCTCCGCCACCTCCTCCACCAGTATTAGGGCTTCCGCTAGTGCCATTATTGACGGTCGTTGAAGAACCAGCTCCTGCTGCCCCGCCCCCTCCAGCCCCACCACTTCCAGCGGTTCCGCCGTTATATGTTGCTCCACCACCACCACCGGAGTACGTTACTGACGTTCCTGTAATAGTTGAAGCAGTACCAGTTCCTCCATTTCCTCCTGTAGTTCCTGTACCAGCTCCTCCAGTTCCATTTGTTGCATCTGACCCACCACCACCTCCAGCCCCATAATTAGGAGCTGTCATAGCATTGGAACCACCATTTCTTCCTTGCTGTGGATTTGCTGGTGCTCCATTTCCGCCTTGTGAAGATTCTGATGGTGTATTGCCACTACCACCTAGATTTACAACAGAACCAGTGCCACCTCCACCACCGCCAGAACCACCGTTGCCGCCATTATTAGCAGGGGCTGAATTATTTCCTCCAGAGCCATATCCACCGCCGTTAGATGTAATTGTAGAGAAAGGTGCAGCCCCAGATATTGAAGAATTTCCTCCAACACCACCATTGGCAGTAGACCCTGTTCCTGATGATGGGCCTGCGCTACCAGCGCCACCAACTGTAACTGTATAGGATGTTCCTGCCGTAACAGTTAAACCTGTACCAGTTCTAAATCCTCCAGCACCTCCTCCACCACCTAATGCCCCACCCCCACCACCTCCTCCAGCCACAACCAAATACTCAACCTCTGTCACCCCAGCAGGGCAAGTCCACGTTGAGGTAGCCGTAAAGGTTTGGACGATGGTGAAACCTGTGAAAGGCCAGATGCCCTGGCGCTGAGCAATAAATTGCTCCATAAGCGACCAGACACCTTTAGCTGATGACGTTGTTGGGATATTTGCTGGGCCTATGACCCCGCCGTTACCTCGTGGCATAGCAACTCCTAGCTAATATCTTCGTAGCTGCAAACAATCTTTAAATCGCTTGCTGTGCCAGCCGTAGCACCTAGTGACGTATTTTCCTCAAGATAAACATAAGCGTCTTTATCAATCACAACCAGCGTAGCGTCTGCTGGCACTGTAACCGTAGAAGCAATGGGTGTCGCCGTACCACCCAAAGCCGCAGCCGAGTAATAATTAATTGTGATTTCAGCGTTACTCGTTCCATCCACGTTGGCTACATAAAGCGCATTAATCTTTAACACCTTGCCCGATGATGCAGCGTTACTAAGAATCGAAGTGGCCGAGGTTGTACTCAAATCCACCGTCACAGTCTTACCATTTATCGTGGTCGGTGATACTAAATTCGGTGCTGCCATGTTTTATCCCCAAATCATTGCTGGCATGATCCCGCCGCCGCTAGCTACAGGCAGTGCTCCGGGAGAAGAGTTCACAACAAGCCACTTAGCCCCCGAAGGGATAGTTACCGCATACCCCGAAGCAATCGTTACCGGACCAACCGATATACCGTTATACCCAGCCGTCAGTGTGTAGTTACTTGATATGGTTTGTTTTGACTCAAGGATCGTGGCAGATCCTGCCGCCGCAGCAGATATAGTCGTTGTGCCATTGCCGGGGGTCAGCGTAATGTTCGCCCCAGCCGTTAGCCCGTAAGCCGAACGCCCAGCGGGGTAAGTTACAAAGACGTTTTTAGTTCCGGCACCGAAGTTAACCAAGCTGCCCGAGTTACTCGATGATAGTACCGTCGTCCTACTGAGCGTGGTACCAGAGGCTGTGTACGTCCCTATCCCAACTTCCCAGTTGGAACCGGATTGGTCTGCGATAGTGTAAAAAGTAGTGTTCCCGTCCCCGATGGCGGAAAACGATTGAAACCCAGTTGCAGCACCAGCTAGGGTTATTGTCCCCGTGCCAGTGCTGGTCGTGGTTTCCTGTACACGATCTGCGACGACAAAAGCCATATCATGCTGACAAGCTGAAGGTGTAGGTTACTTGCAAGGTATCGCCGTTAACGACCGAGCGATCACCGCCAGTGAAGTCAGATGCAGAGAACAACGTGCCCGATGTACCCGAAGCAGCACTTGCTAAGAACGCACCACCAACCGTAGCCGAACTTGTAATGCTATACGAAGCTTTACTTGCTGAGTTCGTAACAACCGAGGGGTTAGCTGTGGTAGCCGCAGCAAACGTAGCGGCGGGGCGGTTACCGGTATAGGGGTTGATCTCAGTCCAGCCCGCATGTGAAGCTAGCGTATCGGAAGCTGCTGGCGTGTTAGAAGCCCCTGCACCATACAACCCAATATACCAAGCGGTGATACGCGAAGTAGACCCATCAAGCGCAGTGCCAGCCATATACTGAAGACCGACGTTAACTACGAGATTCTTGGACTCAGCCGTCCACTTGAGCTTGCCATCTTTGTCATAGCACTCAAACGTAAATTTACCCATAGCGCGGGCACCTTCCGACGAAGCAGGGCGAGCAATCAACCCACTTGCGGCGACATCATTAGCTTTAGCTTGTTCCATTATGAAATCCTTAATACAGAGTCGGTTGCGCCCATCGGCGGAAAAGTAACTACAAGGTTAGAGGCAGTTTTGGTTATTGTCTGCCCGAAGTTTAAAACACAAACTGCACGATTACCATTAGTTGAATTATAAATCAATGCCCCAGCGCACGTAAGAGTAACGTTTGAAAAGGTTGCGTCGTCAAACGACCAATAACCTGTGCCGTTGGCTGCAAGAGGCGTGATGTTTGTAAGTGCAATCCCACCAGCGGTGTAATTGGTTCCACTCGCCTCATTTGATGTTGTATAGACGGTGGTGTCCGCTCCGAGGGTGGCAGTTGCGACGTACAAGGCGAGTTTAAAAACATCCCCCGTACTCCTTGTAAAGTTGTGCAGTCCTTGGGCAACTTCAGCCTTAAAACTTGTGCACATGGTCTGAACGATTGCCATACTATCTCACTGGATACCGAACTTGACCAGACCTGTAGGCGTCCTGACGATCCATACCATCACCAAGGCGTTTAGCAAGCGTCATAGCTTCATCGTACTTTGACTGCAAAATATTTGTAATTTCTGTCTCGGCTTTAATGAAGAAATACCCCTCACGCAGGGCACCATATAACAATGCCGTATCAAAGTTTTCGCTAAGCCACGTCGTACCCGCCGTCACAATAGATTCTGGGTAGTAATAATAATGAAGCTCGACGTTGTAGCTTGCATCAGGTGTTGGCCCAAGAATAAAACTTAATTCGTTTGTAACCGTCTGGCTAACGACATAGGGACCAAAAATAGCGTAATGCCGTGGGCGTCCTGTATTTCCCGACCCTGTGGGTATAGGGTAGGCTTCACGAATAAAGTTAACGTCTTTGTTAAGTAAGTAGTGATACCGCCCATCAGTATCGATAACCGCCAAGCTATAAGGCGCAAGAAAGTCATCAGGGCAAGTTAAATAGGGGTTATTGGCAGAAGTACCGCCCAATACATTCTTTCTTAACGATGGGAACTGCACTGAGTTATAAATGCGCTGCTCGGCCTGCTGGACAAACGTAGCAAGCTGATCGTCAGAACTCCACACCGTGCCGGAGTCTGTCATGTTTATCGTCGGGAAGTCGTTTTCGACGTACCCTCGGATCGCAGTTTTTAACTCAGCGTAGTTCACGCCATTGGACCCCGGCTCATAACACCTTTAGTGGCAGCACCCGCACCACGCATCTTAATACCCGAAGTTTTCACCTCGTTGTTGACTCGTTTGGTTTTATTGCCAATCGTCATGTCAACGGTATCAACTGCACTACGATCAGGGCCAGAACCAGGGTTAGCTTCAACCTTGGTCTTCTTGCCTTTCATCGTGTGAGGCTCAGCGTAAGTTGACGCAGGGCCAACTTCTTTACCGCCTTTTTTCATGCTGTAGCTAGCCATTACCGCATCCCCTGATTACGGGCGCGAGCCATATTTCGACCCATCTTCCGCATGTCCATACCCGTCGGACCACCCTTCTTGAGTTTAGTCAGTGGGGCACCTTTATGCTTGGCTTTCTCATGCTTGTGCACTGCACCAGCAATCATCTTTTTGTCTTGCGCTAAATCTTTCTTATCCATTATGGACTCCTAAGAAACGGTAACTGAATTAACAGCCCCAACTCCAATCAAATCATTTGGCGTAAGCCCTGTATCAAACCACCGCGCCCC